CAACTCGCTCGTAGCTTGACCCCTGCCAATTATCGGATGTTGATGTTTTAACTTGGTTTTGCCAGTATGCAGCTTGATCTTCTGCCCATTTTAAAAACTTGTCTTCCTCAATTAATCCATTCTCGGTAAATACTTTAAACTGGGTATCTTTTTTAATGGATCTAATATTGGACTGGACAATGTTGTACTGTCTGAGGGTTTCGTCAGCCAACTGTCTAATGGCTTCATAACCAACCTTTCTGCCTGTACCTGGTGATAAGGTTAAATCTTCAGGTGAAAGCCCGTTAGCATCAAGCCACCGCCTAACCTTGAGAGCTTTTCCCGTGGCATCAACACCATCGTCAATCTTCTGACCGAGATCAACCAAGAAGCCTATATTCCAATCCTGACCTATAGCTTCCAACTTCTTAACAGCATCCTCAACTTGAGTGATTCTTGACTCAACCATTGGGGATAGATTTTTCTCCCAGGATGGGGTTTGCTCGTCCCCAAACCGTTGTTTTTCGTATTGCTGATAGGTTTTATTTTGTGACTTTAAAGATTCATCAAGGTTAACTCGGCTCGCACCAGCTAACGCCTTTAACCGTTTAACTTCCTCTGTAATTTCACGGGATATTTTTCTAAGCTCTACTGTCGCGTTATACGTTCCCACATCCGAACTAGGAATTTGGGCTTTGGTTATAGGAAGTTTGGAGGTATCAGTTAGGATGCCGTCAATTTCTTTCTGTAATTGTTCGAGTTTTTTAGTCTGTATAGCAATATCGGAAATAGTTGATTTAGCATTATTTAATCCGGGTCTAAATCTACTCTCTAGCTCCTTTTTGAACTTAGGGACTTGAGTTTTAATGTCCGTAGCATCTTGAATTAATTTATCTAGTGGTTGCTGTCTCTCTATTTGACTAAATGGCTCATAAGTTTGCTCATAGTTTCTAGTTTTCTTAACTCTATTCTCCCAATTCAATATCTGTGATTCAAGTTCTTTGGCTTGCTTTTCTAGTTGCGCTCCGGTTTTTAGATAACCCATTTTTCCTAAGATTGACTCAGTTTGATTAGTTGTAGCTGTGAGGGTTTGATCGGTTCTTTTCAGTAGGCTAACAGCATCATCAATCTCGGTCTTAACTCTTTTTAATTCGGCACGAAGTGAGGTTAAGTCATTCTGAATATCACGACCGAAAAAGTTTTCTGGGTAGAGAGGATCTAATAGGTTTTGGTAGTGGGATTGGAGTGCGGTTAATTTAGATCGTAAATCTTCTAAATTTGTTTTTTCAATCAGATTAGACACGGGTTCTGTGATTAACTTAGCCCGGTTATTTGCTTGTTCTAACCCCGCTATTTTCTTGTTAGGAGGGATAAAACCTTTAGACATTTGGCTGTCTATCTCGTTAGATATTTGAGCCTTTAAGCTATTGGTAGCGTCGAGCAGAGTAGAACCCTCGTCTCCTAAGTTTTGGACGGCTTGGTTCCGTAGTTTGGCAGCGGGGGTGAGGTTGGGGATATCTAACTGATTAAGCGCCAAATTAGCTCTTTCAAGTTGGAATCCGATGGCGTTGGCTTTCTTTTGAGCTTGTTCTATTTTTGCCTGAACCCTAGCGTATCTAATTTCTTTAATTCTAATTTCTTCGGGTGAAACGAACTCCTTGGGATTCCGTTTGTTCATGCGACGGAGACGGACGTTAAATCTTTTCTCATCGGATCTAATTTTAGCTAATTCAATTCCTAGATCCTTAATTTCTTGCAATGCTTCACGTCGTCGTTGTAATCCGATCTCTCTCTGTTTAATCAGTTTACCAACTGCAATCTCTGGAGAATCTAGGGTCACATCAGGAACCATTGGGACGGAATTATCTAATCCCACAACTTGACGTTTCTCTTGTGCCTCGATTGATTTGAGTTTGTCTATAGCTCTCTGTATCCGGTCACCGGAAATACCACGCTTTTTAAGTCGGCGTTTAAGATCACTCCATGACTCAGAAGGTTTATTTTTTAATTCATCAAAAATTGCTTTGGATTCCGAGCGGGAAAACCCTAAATTTTTTAACCACAATTCCGAGGGACTGGTTAGCTTTTCTAATTCAATCCTGAGTTTATCTTTATCAGCTAAACCCTGCAATATTTTAAATGCTTTACTTTTACGAGATATACCTTTAACCTCTAACAAATCATCAATAGAACTAATTTTGTTTTCTTGTAAATAATTGATTAAATCATCTAATTGTTTTTTGGGTAAAAACTCTTTTAACCCCTCTCTAATTTGTTCAGGTGTGGCACTATTTAGCTCAACCCCATTCAAAACTAATCTAGGTTGAATTTCAATCACACCTTGATCCGGCAATGATTCGGTTTGATTTTTGCGTCGTTGACGGATCTGTTCTGCTGTCTGGACTTCACCCGTTGCCTTGGCTATCTTCTGAATCTGTGCAGCTAAAGCAACATCAACCAAACCCCGTTCAACAGCTTCCCTGACTGGAGAAGGAATTGAAATTCCTGGGGTGGCAACACCCGACCCCGGAACCCGTACCTTTTTCTGTGACAATAGAATCGCCGCTAAGATACCCGCAGCCAACCATTTAGGAGGAGCTTCAAATAATCGACGTTTTTTGGAATCTTGGGTTTGATCGTCTAGCTCCTGTTGATTGTCAGGAGTTGCCAGTCTCGGACTCAATACACAGCGACAATTGACGTGCATCGGCGGTGTATTCGCTGAAACAGTCTCTATATCGTTTAGGTCAATCATCATCCCGTGACGACCTTCACAGACCTGACAACGGCGATCATCTAGGATTGACAAGAATACAACATGGGAAACTAAACCAGAATCTTTATAAGTCTGTAATCTCCCTGCGTTATAGGCAAAAGTTAACTCCGTTCTGGCTATTTTCTCGGCGCGATTTTTAAACCCTCTATCACCTAACTCCGAATTGATCCGCTTGAGAAGTTCGGATCTGCTTATCGGTTCCCCTGTTTCGGATTGGGGTTGAATTGCTGATAGGATATGCCCTCTAATTTTCCCCCATTGAGTCGAGGAAATATCAGAAGCCAGAGTCTTGGAACGGTTGGCAATAGCGTTTTGAGCGGGGACATTTTCTATAGACGCTAATTCTGCGTCTAGCAGATCCTCGTCAAAGTTGGCTGTGTTTGTTCCCTTTTTCTGTTGGGACTTAATTTCATTATCCCCATGTTTCCGCCCGATGTTCCAACCCCCAAGCCACATCCCGTAAATTGATTTGGTCAACTCAGGAATTAAGACAGCTTGATAGTTTTCAATTGCCTTTGAGTCTTTAGTTTTAATTGCTCCGTCTAAGTCTTTTAATGCTTTGGAGACCACACGACTAAAAGCATCAGTTAAAGTATTAGCCCCGCCATTCTCTAATCTATCCAGATTAATTTTTATCGACTTGGGTTTAACGTAGTCGGGGGTTTTGGCTCGGAATATTGCAGAAGGATTTGGAGAAAAAACAGAGTCAAACATAATCTTTTCGATAATTAAGTATTATATCATTAACTAAATAAATCTCTAACCTTCTTAACAGATACCTCCTCTGGATTAAATTGCTGTTGTTTAACTTTTTCTTTGAGTACATCCTGTTCTGACACCCCATCGCAAAACGTGGGATTGGGACAAGATGAACCAATAATCACGCTATCACCTGCATCGGGTGAACGTTTCAATCTAGCTCGGACGTGCTTCTTACTCTCACAAGCTATCTGTCTATCTTCCCCACCTTTTCCCGATAAGGAATAACGATGGGATGATAGATCCTCAAATACCTGATTCTCAATATCTCCCAAGGGAGCGATCGCTATTTTCCCTAACCTTAACCCGTCCCTGAGTTTCCAAAATAGCTCGGTCTTACGGTTGGAAAATTCGTGGTTACTTTCGGCTGATTCTCCAAAAGCGCAACCTCTAACCAAGAAACCTTGCTGTTTTAATCGTGCTAATGTCCCTGCACCCACGCCCGTTTTATCAACCGCCGCATAATAAGCACCCCCTAATTTCCTGATCTTTTCAGCAACAATATCAGCGATTCTAATAGTATCAAGCTCATCCCCTTGAGTGGGATATAAGACTACTTCATACAGAACATCACCCCGCCATAATGCAACGGCGTGACTATCCCCCCCATCCCCAACATCAATGCCAAGCCTCCAAGGTGAAATAATAGCCCGTCTATCCCAATACTCAGGATTAAAGTCGTAGCGTTCCCTTGCAGCTTTTAACCAAGTGGAGGGGATGATTCCCTCGATGACATCTTCAGGAAAAATGCCCTCTACCCTTCCCTGCCAAAACACGGAAAACTCGCCTTTATCCTGTCTAACTTCCTCAATCCATTTAAGGGATATAGCGCCGGGGATGACATCACGGGGAAACTCAGGGGGCCATTGATCTTGAGTTTTGACCAATCCATTTGAGTCTAAAAGTTGTAGTGCCACCGATGGCTTTAGTCTATGAATTAATCGAATTTTACCCGATGGGTCTATGGTTTCTTCTAGGTGATATGCCCAGGCGACATTGGGATGATTCCATGCAGGGATTGTTATTGCAGTGCGATCGCAAGCCTTTGAGAATGACGACTGTTTATTCAACGGGTTGCCAATTCTTAATCCCCTGTTACTTGACCCCGTTAAACAACTCTGAAACCCATCATCAATAATGTCCGAGATACCATCGGCTTCGTCTGCAATTAATAGCAATCGATCCGCGTGTTTACCTTGGAATGAGTTTGTATCATAGTTGCGAGCGGTAAAGCCATAAGCACGGGCGGTTTCTGACTTTCTGACAAATAGCTCCCCCCTGGTTCCCCCTAACTTTTCTTTGTTGCGATCATAGATTTTTCGTATCTCAGACCATAGGATTTGTTTAACCTGATCCTCTGTTGGCGCTGTAGTGATTGCCAAACCGTCAACAGCGAAAACCCACCACAGAACGCATACAGCCGAACCGATAGACTTTCCGACCCCGTGCGCTGCCTTAACGTTTGTTTCTGGGTTGTCTCGGACACTCTCAAGGAATCGCTGTTGATCAACCGTTGGGGCTACTCCGATAAACCGAGAGAAGCCTACGGGGTCATCTTTGAATCGGGTTAAGGAATTATGACCCGACTTGGTTCGTTTTTGCCTCCGTCGCTTCCTTGCTTCTTTTAACTCTTTCTTGAGTCGTTCTCCCTTCTGAATAGCTCGAAGCATAATAATTAATCCTCGTCATCTTCGCCGGAGTCATCGAAGTTTTCAATAATAATACTGAGTTGATAACTGTGTTCATCTATCAGCATGATTGTTTTTAGTCCATCCATTGCATTTTTAGATTGGACATGAATACCTGATTTTGTAGCTTTAGCACAAGCCTTAACTGCATCATTGTCTTTGGTAAGATCCCGATAGGCTTGGTTTGTAACCTTGAAACACTGTGCAGTATTCTCTTTAAGAGCATTTCTAAAAATATCTATTTCACGTTGTCGCTCTAAAAGTTTTTCTCTAAGTTCGATCTTTTCTTGTTCAGACATTGCCCCTAAAACCTCCGCACGTTTATATATTATTCTAGTCTTGGTTTCTTCCCAGATGGGGTGTTTTTTCCAGTATCTAATCACCCTCTCAGATACACCAACTTTTCCGGCTAAATCAACAACATTTAGCCAGGGGTTATCAAGAAAAATCTCAACAGCTTTTTCAATTTTAGCTATATTGAATTTTTTTATGTCGGTAAATGTCGATAAACAGTATTATCAAGATAACATAGGTTAGAAACCTATCTACTATTGAGTTATGACTAAACCTAAAATTACTGAGACAGATATCAGCAAATTGACTCCCGATCCTAACAATGCCCGCAAAAGAACGCCCTTATCAGCAAGCGTTATTAGGAAATCAATTGAACAATTTGGGATGACTCGGAGCATTGTCACCGATGAAAATGGCGTTATTTTGGCGGGTAACGGGGCGTTTGAAGAAGCGGGTCAATTGGGTATTGAAAGGGTGATCGTCGTCGAAACAACGGGTAATGAGATAGTGGCGGTGAAACGGACAAACCTTACTGCCGAACAGAAAACTCAATATGCCATTGCTGATAATACGGCTTCTGATTTTAGTACATGGGATTATGAAATATTGGAGGAGTTGTCTCAAGGGGTAGATTATTCTGAGTTTTTCCCTGATGATAAATTGAATGAATTATTAGAGTCATTGGGTAAAGGTGAAAGTTTTGGCAATACTGAACCCAAGGAAGACGGAAACCCAGAATCACCAGAAGATTTTAAGGAATATGGAGAAGATATTGAAACCGAACACTGTTGTCCTAAATGTGGTTACAAATGGTCTGGAGGTAAATAAATGAATACCAAACCCATTTACCGTGTTCCTCTAATGAAAGAGATAGAAGAAATACCCTGGAACGGGTTTAATGTTGTTTCTACCTTTAGTGGTACTGGTGGCTCATGCCTTGGCTATCGGATGGCTGGTTATCGCGTCTTGTGGGCTAATGAATTTATTCCTGCGGCTCAAGATTCATATAAAGCAAATCACCCGAATTCCATCCTTGATAGGAGAGATATTCGGTTGGTACAGCCAGAAGACATTTTAAGAGCAACTGGCTTAGGTGTTGGCGAAATTGACATATTCGATGGTTCGCCCCCGTGTGCAGCTTTTTCTAAAGCAGGTAAACGTGATAAAGGATGGGGTGTCGTAAAGAAATATTCAGATACCACGCAACGGGTTGACGATTTGTTTTTTGAATACACCAGACTAATCCAAGGAACAAAGCCTAAAGTATTTGTTGCTGAAAATGTAGCAGGTTTAGTTACAGGTGTTGCTAAAGGTTATTTTTTAGAGATACTGAGAACTTTAAAAGCCTGTGGCTACAAAGTTAAGTGTAAAGTTTTAGATGCTCAGTGGTTAGGTGTTCCACAGGCCAGGCAACGGACTATTTTTATAGGGATTAGAGA